CCCACGCAAGGTTATATTATCACGCTATGATAAGCCCGTGCGCGAAGTCCCCATTGAAGAAGTCGCAGCTGAATACGCGAAACGCCTCAACCATAGAGGCATTGAGGTGCCGTTCAATACAGTTCCTCCGGAACTCCGTGACGCCTTAGTCAAAGCCGGTGTTAAAATTGGCGAGCCACAAAAAGGTAATGCAGGTGAGGCATCACGCCAAGCCTACGAACAATGGAAGGCCGCACAAGGCGAAACATTGTATCGCCCAGGTGATGATGCAGCGGAACTTGAGCGCGTTAATGAAGAGTTTAATCAGCAACTTGACACCTTTGCGAAAGGTGAAAATCGCCACATATTAACACTTGGAGAACCAGGTGCTAAATTAATTGCAGCTGGGCTCAATGCAACTGAGATGTTTATTACTCCAAATACATTGCGTTCCCACATGCAAAAACATTCTCTTGCAATAGAAGATTTGAAGAATCTACCGGAAGCAGTAAACAACCCGATAATGGTTTATTCATGGGGAACAAGAGCAAAGTCTATGATAGTTGTAACCAATATAGCTAGAGGAGACCAGCGTATATCGATTGCAGTAAAGCTTGAGCGCAACGGTAAGAGAGTTGAAGTGAATGAAATTGCCAGCGTACACGGTAAGGATATTGAACGTATTCTCAATGAGATGAATACCGAAAGGAGCGATTTTGGCAAGGACAATTTGAAGTATGTGGATAAAGAAAAAGCTGCCGAGTGGTTACGATTGTTAGTTCCTCCTAAGGGAACCGCGTCGCTTACCTCCCAACAGCTTCGTGCTGCAAAGATAATCAAAGATTTTGAAAATCCAACTATCGAAGGCGAAAAAAATATTGGTAGTGAGCAAACTATGCAGCGCGATGGTCAAGGCTCATACAGCGATGCAGACGTATCTTATGAGAACGATCCATGGGCTAAGGTATTGGGCGAGGACTACCGCACCAACCGCCAGAAGAAAGCATTTGCACAACGCGAGCGCAAGCGCATGATAGACCACGTTCGCGACTTTGCAGCCAAGTTGCATCTCGACAATGTTGAGATTGTGACAGACGCCAGCACACTCAAGGGCAAGAAGGCAACCGCCAAAGGTTTCTTTAATCCACGCACAGGTAAGATAACAATCGTCATACCCAATCACTTGAGCGCAGAGGACGCAGTCAAGACAATGCTCCACGAGAGTGTTGCACACTTCGGTCTCCGCAAGCTATTCGGCAAGAACTTCGACCAATTCTTGGATAACGTATTTGAGAACGCAGAGGTTGATATTCGCCGCGAGATAGTTGAAATGGCACGTAAGAACGGTTGGAACTTCCGAGTAGCAACCGAAGAGTATCTTGCTAAACTCGCAGAGTCAACAGACTTCAACGAAACGCACTCATATAATAGTTGGTGGACCAAGATTAAGAGAGCCTTCTATGAAATGCTTGGCAAGATTGGTCTCAAAGATTTCGGAGGTGTCACCTTATCTGATAACGAACTTCGCTATCTGTTGTGGCGCAGCTACGAGAATATGAAGGAACCCGGACGTTACCGCAGCTACTTTGATGAAGCCAAAGACGTAGTGATGCAAGACAAGCTCAAGGTCGGCAACTACGAAGAGCCAACAAGTCGCAAGGACGCAGCCGCAGAGGAACTGTATCGCCCGGGCGATACGCCAATGGCAGACTACATTGCTCAGTACGCTATTGAAATGGCCAACCACTATAAGGACGACAAGAAGTTACGTGACGATGCAGTGAAGGCACTAGGCAAGAGCCTCAACTCAATGCGAAAAGCGATGCAACGTCAGAAGGACTTTGATGCAGGTATTGTAAAGCGCGTGGCAGATATGGCACGCAACCTTATGGAATCCGGATACCTCCGCGATCTTGGCAATGGTGATACCAAGAACCTCATCAGTGCTATCAAGAACAGCATGGCGGCAGGAGAGAAGACCTACATGAACAGCGTGCAGCGCGTGTTCGACATCATGGTCAATAACCACCTAAGCAAGCAACAAGACGTATTCGAGAAGTTATTGCACATCAAAGGTAGCAAGGTCAACGACAAGGGCATTGAAGTACAAGGTCAATTAGATGTCAACGGCCAGCGTATCCTTCAAACGCTCAAGCACTCACTTGATTTGCCGTACGAAGTTTACGACAACAATGGTGAACTGCTTGACAATTCAATCAAGGCGAAAATGGAGAAGGCAGCGCAGAACATGGACCCCGACAAGCCTCAATCAGTACAAGACGAGGCACGCAACGAGTTCAAGGGCTTACAGATTGCCGCAGAGTACGCAACGATGATCAACGATAGTGTTGCAGACGAGAAGGCACTCCGTCAGAGTGTCAAGGACGCCAAGGCCGAAGTTGACGCAGGCAATATGGACAAAGTAGCATATCAGCAATTATGTGCAACGGTAGACAGCGAGATCCGCAAGAACCGCATCGACCGCGCAGAGGCCTACGCAACATTGACACAACACCTGGGCGAGATGATGAACGAAAGCATTTCAGCAGCCAAGGACTTCCATGAACAAGAAATTGCGCGCATACAAGAAATACAGCACAATGCCAATAGCGACCTCAAGGGTTTGCCGGCAACCATTCACAGAAAAACGAGAGTCTCACAGAAGGTTGTAAATAACTCCGTTGCTATATTGACGCAAACTCTAGCAAGCTACGCGGAGATGTTCCGTATGTTAGGCAGCGCAAGCCCCAACGGCGAAGGGTATTTGTTTGACCGCTTTGTCCGTGGCTGGGTTGACTGCGCTGAAAATGAACGCAAGAGTAAAAACGAATCATTCGCAATTCTCAACAATAAAGCAGCCGAAATACTTGGTAAAGGCAAAAAGTGGGAAGACCTGGCAATGAAGGTGCGCAAAATGAAGTTGACGGACGGACGCAAGACGATGACTGTATCTGTTTGGGACGACGGTGGCCAACGCGACATCGAACTTAACCAAGGCAACCTCATGTACATATATATGGCGAACAAAATGGCTGACGGAGCTATGAAGTTACGCCAAATGAATATCACCGAGGAACAGGTAGAACAGATAGCTAACTTGTTAGATCCGCGTATGCGTGAATTGGCAGATTGGCTACAGGACGAGTTCTACGCTAAGACACGCGAGAAGTACAACGAGGTACACAAACGCTTGTTTGGCGCATCAATGGCAGCGATAGACGACTATTGCCCGTTGAGGATATTGAAAGCCTCATTGAAACGTGAAGAAGATATAGCATCCCCGAACGCACAAGAAAACAGAAGTGCAGTCACAACAGGAGCTATCATCAAACGTGTGCGCAACAATCGTCCGCTCGACATCCTTAATACGGATGCACTCAATGTTGCAATTCAACATGTCAACGACATGGAGCACTGGGCGGCATTCTCCGAACTTGGCCGCGACCTCAACTCATTGCTATCCTACAATAAACTGACGAATCGTATCACTAATATGAATACGATATTTGGAGGTGACAAGCAATTGTTGAATATGTTTAAGACCTCTTGCGCAATAGCGACAGGCAACTACCGCCCCGACCCTGGAAGGTCTGACAGGCTTGCGGTAAACGTCGCCAAAGGCGCAACTATGGCAAAAGTCTCGTTAAGAGTCTTCACAGCATGGAAACAGCTTGCATCAATGCCGGCATATCTGTCAGAGTCAAATCCTGCGATATTGGCTAAGAATCTTGCGACACCGAGAACCGCATGGAACTGGAGTCTCAATAACTTACCATTATTCGAGAAACGCTGGCTTGGTCGTATGTCGGGTGAAGAAAAGTTGATACCTAGTGACATGGATTATTCATTCTGGCAACAACGTTTCGTGCAGAAAGCTTCTAAAATAGGCATGTCTACTAATGCATTCTTTGACGCAGTAACCGTAGCAGTCGGAGCTCACTCAATCTACGAGACAAGGCTCAACCGCTATCTCAAGCAAGGATACGACGAAGAAAAAGCAGAACGCATGGCAAAGCAAGATGCAACAATCCTATTCAACGAGACACAACAGTCCAGTGAATCCGCATTTGTCTCAAGAGTGCAATCAGAGCGCAGTTGGTTCAGTACAGCTTGGACAGTATTCCGTAATGCCTCAATTGGCTACGAGCGAAAATATGTTGATGCAATGCGTGGTCTTGTCAAGAAAATCTTCGCACCGAACTATAAAGAAGAGTCAATTGAGTTTGCGCGCAAAAAGCATGAACGCAACGGACTTACTCCCGAGCAAGCTTTGCGTGCAGCTAAAGCCGACTATTATCGTTCATGGGGGCATGACATCATTGCAGTAGGTATTTACGGACACATGCTACAAGCCGCATGGTATCTGATAGCACAAGTCCCCTACTTGCTCTTAGGCAGCGATGAAGAAGATAAACTTGGCAGAATCAAAGAAGGCTTGAAGCACGCAGCGTTTGGCCCAATTGAAGGCTTACTCTTCGGTGATATATTAAGCAATGGCGCTAGTGTATTGGCGAATGGCGACATAACCAGTTTCGATACTTGGAAGAACTTTGCATTGCAAATGACTAAGGACATGCCACTTGTGGGCGACCTCGAAAAAGCATTTAAGGAGTTTGGCTATGACGGCGTAGCCGGTATCAACGACATTATAAGCACGCTTATAGAGTGTGGTACAGGTTTCAATCCACAAACGTTCACAGATGCAGTTTGTGCCGTTTGGGATTGGTGTGGCAATGATGCACGAATTTCCAAGGAGTTCTCTTTGATGATGGCTCGTATTGCTCAAGTTCCGCAGTCACAACTTGACAAGGTGTACTTCGATGAAATCAACTGCAATGCAGAGCAAGCTAAGAAGTTGACACCTGCCGAAGTTGCCGAGCGTTATGCTGATTACAAGATTATGAAAGGTGCTGGCATAATGACACCGTTCTATTCTAAAGAGGCACGAGCAAAACGCGAAGACAGCTATAAGGAGAGAGCATACACCAAGATTAAAGACGGATTGGCTTACTATTGGTCAGACGAGGTCAACGAGCAATACGACCAAGCCGAGGCGGACCATAAGGAGATTAAAAATCGCCTAGATGCAATTGATAACAATGACATGGGCTGGCAATCGAACGAAGAACGCGATGCGCTCAGAAATCAAGTTAAAGGCGATCCCAAGTACATCACCTATCTTATGTGGGAAAATTTAGCACAAGGCAGAACGAAATTTAGGGATGAAGTAAGCGCGTATATCAAGAGCAAGACACCGCAAGAGGCGGAAGAACACCGCCAGCGTGCCATTGCGATGAAACCTATTCTTGCAGAATGGGCCAACGCAAATACCCCCGAAGAGCGAGACGCCGCCAGAGCTAAATGGAAAGAGCTAACACAGAGGTAGAACTTATCAAACTAATATGCATGGAGCGAGTTATCTTTGCCCCATGCATATTTACATTGATTAATCATGGCAGAAAAAGTAAAATTAATACCGCTTAGTCGAATCCGCCCAAAGGATCCAGATAGCGAGCTTGACAGCGTTGTACGCGAAAAAAAACGCGGCAGCCGCCGTACTTTCGACATATTGATGCAAGCGCAGCAATATTGGAATAACATGGACCAATTCCGCAGAGACCGCGAGCGCTGCAAAAGATACACCTATGGAGACCAATGGAGCGACAAGATAGACGTTGACGGCAAACTGATTACCGAAGAGGAATATATTAGGCGTGAAGGCAATACTCCGCTTAAGAACAACGTCATTCGCCATACGGTACGATCTATTTTAGGCGTATATCGTGGCCAATGCAAGGAGCCGATATGTACAGCCAGAGACCGAGAAGAGCAATCTCTTAGCGAAACAATGACTACATTGTTGCAATGTAATATGCAAATCAATCGACTGTCAGAAATATATGCACGTTCGTTGGAAGAATTTCTCATCAGTGGCATGGTCGTGCATCGTAAATATTATGGCTGGGAAAATGGTACGCTAGATTGCTGGACTGATGTAGTAGACCCCGAAACCTTTTTTATCGACAACAATATGCGCGATTTTAGAGGTTGGGATGTGTCAATGTTAGGTGAAGTACACGACGTCTCATTTCAAAAACTTTGCAGAAGGTTTGCGAAATCACCGGAAGATACAAAGCGGTTACGCGAGATATATACAGACGCAGCTGAGTCTTCACATATTGTATATTGTGCAGAAAAGTTCGGTTATAGCAGCCTAAAGAATTTAGATTTTCTTTTTACCAATCAACCCGGCCGTTGTCGAGTAATCGAAGTGTGGCGTTTGGAGAGCAAACCGCGATATCAGTGTCACGACTATTGCACTGCAAAATTTTTCAAATGTGAATTAGACGAGTACCAAGAACTTGTAGTAGCTGAAAACGAAGATCGTATCAGACGCGGTACCGCACTTGGTATGTCTATTGACGATATTCCACTCATCAAATCGGAATACTTTCTAGATGAATATTGGTATTACTATTACCTCACTCCGTTTGGAGACGTCTTAGATGAAGGCGAAACACCATACGCACACCAAAGTCACCCATACGTATTCAAGTTTTATCCTTTCATTAATGGTGAGATTCATAGCTATGTAGCGGACATCATCGACCAGCAACGCTACATCAACCGACTTATAACAATGTACGACTGGGTTATGCGAGCAAGCGCAAAAGGTGTGCTATTGTTCCCCGAAGAGTGTTTGCCCGATGGCATGTCAATGGAAGATATTGCAGACGGGTGGTCACGCTTTAATAGCATGATTCTATTTAAAGCAAAAGCCGGTTCAGTCATACCTCAACAAATTTCGAACAATGCAACTAACGTGGGTATAGCAGAGTTGCTCAACGTACAGCTCAAACTTGTTGAAGAAATATCCGGAGTTAACGGAGCATTGCAAGGTAAGACAGGTTATGCAGGCACGTCAGCCGCACTCTATAACCAACAGACACAGAACGCAGCCACCGCATTGTTAGACGTCATGGAAAGCTATGGCACATTTGTTATAGAAACCGCGTCTAAGAATCTCAAGCTCATTCAACAATACTACGATGATAAACGCATCAAGAATATAGCCGGCAAGAACGCATCAGTAGCAATTGACCCGTCAGAGATACGCAACTTAGAGTTTGATGTCTCTATTTCCGAGAGCACATCAACACCGGCATATCGACAAATGGCGACACAAATGCTAATGGAGCTATGGAAAGCGCAAGCGATCAGCACCGAGATGTTGCTTGAACATGCAGACATACCTTATGCAGATGAGCTATTACAAGCTATCAAATCGCAGAAGGCACAACTTGAGCAAGGACAAACGCCCGATGCAATATCGCCGGAATTACAACAACGTGTTGCGCAGTCTGCAAACCAGACAAGCGTTAACAGACTATATAACGGAATCACAGCACCACAAGCAAATGAAGGAGGAATAAGGCAGTAAACAAATGCGGTTGAGACGTGAGTCCCGACCGCATTAATATTTATCTCTTTGTTTTACTAGGCCTACCGCGAACAACGGTAGGTTTTTTATTTACATTCTCAAGCGCCAAAGGGTCATGAGTAAGAGTGGCAATACCTTCAAGATTTTGCTTTGGCGCGGTGTAACCACCGACGCAGTACCGATTTTTTCTTTCCATAGAGTTTCTTGCGTTTGCGGCATGCGTCGACCCACTTGTAATACATTTCAGCTTTACGCACCTGGTCATAAGCAGACAGGTAGCCGTCCCCATTAGCATACGGAGTGAAATAGAACGACTCGTTAATCAAGTGGAACACGCGTGCATCCTGGTTAATATACTTTTTATTTTTTAGTTTGCGGAAGTTGTAGCGATCCATTACTATCAACTTAAGCGATGTCTCATCCGCAGGAAGGACATAATAACGATGGCCGTTGAGTTCGTGTGCCATGTTTGCCTTCTTGATTGCCTCACGATATCGAAGTGCGGCAAAGAATTTTACAAATACATTCATATTGTTATAGTTTTATATTGTAGCCGCCCCTTTTGCGATACGCGCAGAAGGACGGACAGTTTTTTGTCTTGGTTTAATCTTGGGCATATCCATTTCGTGGAAACAGATATGCAACCCAATTGCACGTGTCATCAACAAGTCATCATGCCGACCCACGATAGCACCAAAAGCACCATTTTGCTTGCGTTCGTAACACTCATACTCATTGAGACACTCCTCGTCACGCTCGATATACAAGCCGTCACGTATCACCTTTACCAGCGTAGATATAATCATTGGCTTAGTTGATACGTTGGTGTGAAAGCCATACTTGCGTGGACGGCCTTCAATAATATCTTCCTCCGACTGCTTACGTGCGTATAAGTTGTCATACTCTTCTTTTATTTGATTAAGAATAAAAGAAGACTGATCGCCATCGACGCTGCGCTCTTTGTCGTGCGTTTCCAAAGTGTTGGACTCGATAACAAGTAAGGCGTTGTCATAGAAGGCGGCTATTTGCGCTGCTTTCCACGCCAAGATATCCATGTCAATATGCCCATACCATTGAGCGACAACGACAGGTTTCTCTCCGTCAATCATCATCATCCGATCGAACACGCAGATAACAGACCAGTCAGCTTTGCCCGAGCGACCACCAATATCGACAACGACAAGATATCTATTCGTCACAATCTCATCCTCGTCTATTTCGGGCAAAGCCCACACGCGCAACATACCTTGTGCATCCGCAGAGAACTTGAGATGTTTGAAAGCACCTTTGCCGCTATCATCATCACCATAGACGTCACCCACGTATTTAGGCGGACGACACGACTTGCGCAGTTTTTCAATCTTGTATCTATCAAAGACACGCTCACCGGAGTGCACGAACGCCTCAACATCATCAGACGGATATTCAGACGCCATGTCTCCATGATCGCGATATTTCTTGCGCTCCTCAACATACCAATGAATACCTTCGAGCGTTGCGCCCAATTCCCACAAACGCCACAAATATGCGCCAGGCTCTTCACGATCAGTAAATGCAGTCTCACCGTTGCGGTTCTTGTACAACCATTCTGCAAACTTCGTTAAGTCGTCATCAGTTTTGAAGGGTAACGAATAGAGATCAATATCATACCAAGCGATAAACAAAGCCGAAAATTGAGACGTGCCACGTTTGGCCGCGTCATATTCACGTTGAAAGAAGTTGCCCGTACCATTTGCCGTTGACTCGTAGATAATCATAGTCATAGGTTCAGTGATAAGCACGCCCGAACATGCAGAGCGCACTATGTCTTCCGGTTTCTTGCCGTCAGTTGCTTTCCACACTCCGACCTCCGACAAGTGCACAAGGTTATAGTCGCCGCCACGGCAAGAGTCAGGGTTTTCGGCAGTACCAACTTTAATCTTGCAATTGCGTTGCGGCACACGGAAGATAGCGCCAGACTTACCAACGCCAACCAACTTGCGTTCGTTCTCATTATACGCATCCCCTAGTTGGTGTAGCAACTCAATAGGATAAGCGTTAATCATGCGATCGAACATATCTTTTATCTCGTCAGTACCGCTAGATTGGTGTGCAATGATAAGTGAGTTCAGACCAACTTTGTGAACAAGTTGCAGCCATGCCATGTACATTTGCGACGCAGTAGAGCCACCCCACTGACGAGCTTTAAGGAGCACGAGACGTATTGGCTCTCCATTTGTTCGCTTGCTTTCCAGAAAGGATATGAACTTACGTTGCGGACGAGTAAGGCGGAACAATATATCTTCGCCACCACCCTTCGTTTTGATATAGACAAGCGACGCAGCCCAGAAAGGGAAATCATGCTTATAGCGTATGCGCACGAACATGTCTATTATCTTAAGGCGATCCGTATCATTGCCATAATCATTCGGATAAAGTTTTTTCTGAATCTTTATAAAATCCTTAATTGAGCCGGCAGCAATAAGTGCAGACACAAATCCGTCCTTAAGCATTGCCACAGGCAGCCATTGTTCCTTAAGTGGGAAATCCTTAATAACAACTTTCGTGCGTTCGCCAATAGACCCCAAGCCCGTAATTGGATTTACAGCCTTGGTATTCTCCGCGACACGTCTCGCATTTTGCTTTAGTATAGCATTTACTTCTTTAGACATAGCGGTGTTGTTAATAGTCCGACAATACAGCCAACGACATAGGCATATAGGTGTATCATTCCATTAGTTGAACGAAACACAAAGCCTATTGCGATAAACGCAATGAACCAAGCATGAAAGAGCAACTTGTTCTTTGCGCGTGCGGAGCTAAGTCCACATAGGGCATACAGCACAGCAGACAGCCCAACTGTTGGGACCGATGAAAGTAACAATGAAGGAACAGAGAAAGCAATGATGAAAGAAAGCGCCAAGTTCGTAATGCTAATATCATATACAAAAGCGATTGCGACCAAACACCAAGCATTCACCAATACGTGAAACCACGATGCATGAAAGAACGAATATATAAGACGTTGCAATAACGGGCAGTGTGCATATATGCCCAGGCTATGCCAATCCGTAGGCACAGCCACCACAGCATATAACAGCACAATCACGACCGCTAACGCCAAACTAATATTCTTCGCATGTGCATTCGTGCCCATTCTTTCTTTGCCTCGTTAATTATAGTTTTTGCAGAGCCCGAAGATAAGTAGAACTTTGGCGCCGGTGAAGATATTACTTGCTCCACCGCATCACCAAGAGACAACTCCGGATGTTCCTTTTTAAGAGCCATAGTGCGATTGAATATTTCAACGAACATTTCACGCTTATTTGGGCGCATAGTAGACAGATTATCTTTGCCACTTAGAATAGCAATGACAACCGAACAGGCACGTTGTCGACTTACGTAAAAACGACTTGCCGACATATTCACAATATCTTCCAACGCTTTTGCTTTTTCTATCAATCGGCAATTAGCTATGTACGTACGATAAGCACGTAGCAGATCAGCCTTGCGTTGGTCAGCGTATTCGGATATACAACCGTGGGGCTTCATCTAGGACTATATTTTTAAGTTTGTACCTACACAAAAATACACAATTCACGCGGTACAAGTTATCGCAAAAGCGCACGCCAAACGACCTATATTTGTGCAGAATTATAATTTAACTAAGCTAAATATTGATATATGGCTGATACACAACAAACTAAAAGTAATCGCGACCGACTACTCGAACGCATGAAAGGCAAGTACCCCGACAAGTCTTTCGATGATGACGAGGCTTTATCGGGCCAAATTAATGACGATTACGACGATTACGACCGAAGAATTTCGGAAGGTCAGGACCGCGAAAAAGCGTTCTCCGAACTCTTCACCAATAATCCGAAGGCCGGACGACTTATGATGGATTGGAAAGACGGTGTTGACCCTGCTGTCAATCTTGTGCGACTTTATGGTACCGACATCAAAGACGCAATTGACGACCCGGAGAAACAAGAAGAAATTGCCGCTGCAAACAAAGAGTACATGGAACGCGTAGCTAAAGAGAAAGGCTACGAGGAAGAGTACCAGAAGAACCTGGCAGAATTGCCGTCAGTTCTTGATGCAGCGCAAAAGAAATTCAATGCATCAGACGATGAGATTGATAAGGCTATGGAACTCATCATGCAACAAGCTAAGTCTGCAATGCTTGGTAAGTTCGAAGAGTCAACAATCGAATCGGCATTGAAGTCTATTCGTCATGACGGAGACGTTGAGCAAGCGCAACAAGAGGCAGAGATCCGCGGACGTAACGCCAACATTGAGGCGAAAATCCGCCGCAGTAAGAAAGGCGACGGCACCAATCCTTTCAGCTCATCCGGATTGCCGGCTAGCAGCAGCCCGTCTCAAAATCTTGGGGCACTCGACCGTATGTCTACCGACGATGATATTTATGCGCGTGGCGGAGGTTTCAAGCGCACTAAACATAGCTAATCTTTTATTTACTCAATAACCCAATCTTTAAATTATGAAATTAAAAAAATTCGCGAGATTACTCGCAAGCTTGACACTGTCCCTTGTGGCAATGGTTGTCGGTGCATCATCTGGAGTTATGATGGCCGATGGTACAGCACCCCTACCCGATGGCGGTATTTCTAACTCCGGTGCAGACGGTACCGGTGGTAACGACGGTATTGCAACCGAAACCGCTGGTCGTGAAAATGGCGACGACAACTTCTACTCTAAAGAAGTTGACGACCGCATCATCAAAATTCGTCCAATGGCTACTCCGGTAGACCAAATCAGCCGTTACGCCAAGGCACAAAAGACCAGCTCTTTTGAGGTTAAGTATTATAGCGTTGGCACACGTCCCGTAACTTGCCGCACATCAAAAGCGTTGACAGCTCAAACCACTGGCGCATCAGTTTCATTGGAAGTAGACGACCCCAGCTTGTTTACTTTGGATGACACTATCCGCGTAGTGGGCGTTAAAGCGGTTACCAATTACAAGGGCGTTGCTTATGACCAAGACAGCGAAAACACACCTGACCTCGTATTGTGTGTTTGCGGCCGTAACGACTCTACCAACCAACCCACAGTGTACGCAGTCAATGGTGTTTACGATGAAACAAGCAAGTCTCCAATCTTTGTACCAGCTATCCCTGCCGGCACTACTTTAGTACGTATGGGTAAAGCTTGTGCAGAACTTGACGCACAAACAGGTCGTTTCAACAATATCCCGACATCAGAAATCCAATATTGCCAAAACTTCATGTTGCAAA